GGTAAATATAAAAATGCTGAAGAGTTAGAAAAAGCTTATACAGAATTACAGAAAAAATTAGGAGAAGGTGATACAGAGTCTAAAGAAGAAACAGAAGAAGTAACTGAAAAAGAAACAGAAACTTCTCCTGTAACATCTTTATTAAACGAAGCAAGTGCTGAGTATTATAAAAATGATAATAATTTATCTGAAGATACCTTATCTAAATTGGGTGAACTAAATAGTTCAGAATTAGTTGAAGCTTATTTAGAATTACAAAAGAATTCTACACAAACTACTACTGAAAGTGCTGATTTATCTGACGCTGATGTAACTGCTATCAAGCAAGTTGCAGGTGGAAACGATCAGTATGATAAGCTTGTAGAATGGGCTGGTAATAATTTATCTAAATCTGATGTCGATTCTTTTGATGAACTATTAGAATCAGGTAATAAAGGTGCTATTCAATTAGCTGTAAAAGGTTTGAAAGCACAATATGAAGACGCAAACGGTTACGAAGGAAGAATGTTACAAGGTAAATCACCACTAACATCTAAAGATGGATTTAGAAGTCAAGCTGAATTAGTTGAAGCTATGTCAGATCCTCGTTATGATAGAGACGAAGCTTATCGAATGGATGTTAGAGATAAATTAGAAAGATCAGATATTAATTTCTAAATAAAACATGGCGACCCGTAAGAGCGTCCTCGCCATAGGTTTATTTTTTATCTAATGATTATTACAGAATATGGAAAGCAAAATGTTTTCCCTTTAGAACCTTCTATCCAAATTATGAATAACGAAGAAAAAGATTTTCTCTTAGGAGACGCAGAAAAACTAAACGGACGCCTCGCAATGTTAGGTGTTATTTCAGCTCTTGGAGCTTACGTAACTACCGGACAAATTATCCCTGGAATTTTTTAAATGACAACAGCAGCTTTAACCAAATCAAATTGGAATAGTTTCTGTGAGTGGGTTACTAGCACAAACAATCGACTTTATGTTGGATGGTTTGGTGTTATTATGATACCCTGTTTACTTGCAGCAGCAACATGTTTTATTTTAGCATTCATTGCTGCCCCACCAGTGGACATTGATGGTATCCGTGAACCCGTCGCAGGATCACTATTCTATGGAAACAACATCATCTCAGGAGCCGTTGTCCCCAGCTCCAACGCCATCGGTATGCATTTCTACCCAATTTGGGAAGCTGCTACAATTGACGAATGGCTCTACAATGGGGGACCATATCAACTCACAATCTTCCACTTCCTCATTGGCATCTCAGCTTACTTGGGACGTCAATGGGAACTTAGTTATAGACTAGGTATGCGACCATGGATTTGTGTAGCTTATTCAGCACCATTAGCAGCAGCCTTCGCTGTCTTCCTGGTATATCCATTCGGACAAGGAAGTTTCTCTGACGGTATGCCGTTAGGGATATCAGGGACATTCAATTTTATGTTTGTCTTCCAAGCAGAACATAATATACTTATGCATCCCTTCCATATGTTGGGAGTAGCAGGTGTATTTGGCGGAGCATTATTCGCTGCAATGCATGGTTCCTTAGTTACCAGTTCACTTATTAAAGAAACAACTGAACAAGAGTCTTTGAATTATGGCTACAAGTTCGGTCAAGAGGAAGAGACGTATAACATTGTTGCGGCTCATGGCTACTTTGGGAGACTCATCTTCCAATATGCTAGCTTTAATAATAGCCGTAGTTTACATTTCTTCCTGGCTGCTTGGCCCGTCGCTTGCATATGGCTTACCTCTATGGGAGTTTCAACCATGGCGTTCAATCTTAACGGATTCAACTTTAACCAATCCGTAGCAGATTCAGAAGGTAGGACTATCCCTACGTGGGCAGATGTATTAAATAGAGCTGACCTAGGTATGGAAGTAATGCACGAAAGAAACGCACATAATTTCCCACTAGATTTAGCGGCATTACCGGAAAAAGAATATGCCTAAAGTTAATGGAAAGAAGTATCCTTATACACCTGCTGGTAAAAAGGCAGCAACTAAGGCAGCTTCTAAAACAACAAAGAAAAAATAAGCACCGCGTCCGTTCATCCATTAATTTTCATGGACGCATGACGACCAAGGCATGGAACGGGGTCTTGGTACATTAGGAATTACTCATGACAGTAAAACTAAAGTATCGCGGTGTAACTTACACTAAAACTATTAAAGATTAATTAATGAAAAAACTTGCACTAGCCCTAGCGGCCACTCTAGCTTCTGCTCCTGCAATTGCTGGACCTTATGTTAACGTAGAAACTAACGGTAACTACACTGGATCTGATTATACTTCCAGAGCTACCGACTTACATGTTGGTTATGAGAACACACTAGGTTCTTTTGACTGGTATGCACAGGGCGGTAAGACAATCAATGCCGCTGATGGTGTTGACTCTGAATCTAATTGGTCTGGTAAAGTAGGTGGCTCTGTAGCTGCTACTGATAAGTTAGGTGTCTATGGTGAAGTATCCTTTGCAAATGTATTTGATGAAGATACAGATAATACATGGGGTACCAAACTAGGAGCTAAATACGCTTTCTAATGGGACAACAAACTAAAGGAGGTTTGGGAGTAGCACATCCAGTGCCCTACTCTCCAGCTGAAGAAACAGTAGATACACTTCCACATGATAAGCAACCACCTGGAGTAGATGAAGAGATTGATTACAATTCTCTTGAAGAAGCTCTCACGTCTTAACGGACCATGGCTAGGAGTCTTCGGGCTTCTAGCTATTTTCATATTTATAGAAACCTTACACGTTCGTTACCATGAACAAGGTAAGGCTTGGTTAGAGGCACCTGAATGCCTTGACCAGCGAGATTAGTTTAGCGGTAAAACTGTAGCCTTCCAAGCTATTGTCATCGGTTCGATTCCGATATCTCGCTTTGGCTTTTGGCCCTCCAAGGAGGATACCCTTTAGCCGTCTAGACGGTAGGGAAAGACCTACAAAAAAAATGATCAAAAAATTTTGCATGCAAGAAAGTACATATTAAATTTTATCCATAACAATGGCACAACAAGCAACGACTGCCAATGCCAATGGACCGATTTGGGGAGGTGCCGATAATGGTGCCAATACCACGACTACCGCGAGAAGAGCCCTTTACTTAAAGCTGTTCTCAGGAGAAATGTTCAAAGGTTTCCAGCGTAATACAATCGCTAGAGATCTTGTTACAAGACGTACCTTAAAGAATGGGAAATCTTTACAGTTCATCTACACGGGTCGTACCAAAGCGGAATTCCATGTCCCAGGCCAGTCTATATTAGGTAACGACGAGAAGTCACCTCCAGTAGCAGAGAAGACCATCACTTGTGATGACCTCTTAATCAGTTCAGCATTCGTGTATGAATTAGATGAGACACTTGCTCACTATGATTTACGTGGTGAAATCTCTCGTAAGATCGGTTATGCATTAGCCGAAAACTATGACCGCAGGATTTTCCGTGCGATCTCAAAGGCTGCTAGACAGCCAGCACCAGTTTCTATGGCTAATTTCGTAGAACCCGGTGGAAGTATTGTTAAAGTTGGTGCTGCTAATAGTACTGCCGCAACAGATGCTTATGATTCAACTAAGTTAGTACAAGCCTTCTTCGAGTCGGCTGCTATCCTAGATGAGAAAGGTGTCAGTGGCGACGGACGAGTAGCTGTACTAAACCCAAGACAGTACTACGAACTAATCAGGAACTGTGCTACAAACAACCTGATTAACCGTGACGAAACAGGTAACGCATTACAATCTGGTAATGGAATCCTTGACATTGCAGGCATCAAGATCTACAAGTCAATGAATATCCCATTCTTAGGTGATTATGGTGTTAACCTAGCTAACCTACCATCAGGTGCTGTATCTAACATTGGTGAGGCTGCTTCCAAAGGCTCCTTCATTGGTGAAGATATGGAAGATATGGATGCTGCTACTACACCATCTGGACAGAAGACCGTTAACAACTACGGTACTGCTGCCAAGTTTGGTGGGTCTTGTGGGCTCATATTCCAGAAGGAAGCTGCTGGAGTGGTTGAAGCTATAGGTCCTCAGGTCCAAGTTACTTCAGGTGATGTATCCGTGGTTTACCAGGGAGATGTTATTCTAGGACGCTTGGCTATGGGAGCTGACTTCCTTAACCCTGCTGCTGCTATAGAACTTGTAGCTGGTGTTGATGTTTCCGCTAACTGGAACAACACTGCTGTTTCTAACGCAAGCTTCACATAATTTATATTATTTAACCAACATATCGGGGGGCTTCGGCTCCCCTTTTTTTTTATTCACAAATCTATGGCTACTTCCACAATTGACACCGATACAGAACTATCCGCAGTGAACTCAATACTGGGTGCCATCGGTCAGTCTCCAGTAACTGCATTAGGTAATGTTAGTTCAACTACTACAACAACAGCTGCAGGTACAACAGTTACAACCAACTCTTATGAAAATCCTGAAGTATCTTTTATTTATAATATCTTAACTGAAGTAAATAAAGATGTACAAAATGAAGGCTGGCATTTTAATACTGAGAAACATGTAAAAGTTACTCCAGATGCTAATGGTTACTTAACATTACCAGTTAATACATTAAGGTACGATAGAAATAATGATAATTTTGATAGAACTGTAGATGTAGTAGTACGTAATGGAAGATTATATGATTTAGTAGATCATACAGATGTATTTACAGGAGATCTATTATTAGATATTGTTACTCTATATCAATTTGAAGATCTGCCTAACATCTTTCAACGTTATATAACTTATAGAGCAGCAGTAAGAGCTGCTACTCAATTAGTATCTAACCCACAACTTGTAGCTCTATTGCAACAAGATGAAGCTAAAGCAAGAGCTGTTTGTACTGAGTATGAATGTAGCCAAGCTGATCCTTCATACTTTGGTTTAGAACATAGTTCACTTTATAGAGCATATCAACCTTACCAAGCTTTGAGTAGATAATGGCAAGCATTACACAAACAGTAAACAATTATATAGGTGGTATATCACAACAACCTGACGAAAAGAAACTCCCAGGTCAAGTTGTTAAAGCTAATAATGTACTTCCTGATATAACACAAGGTTTATTAAAAAGACCAGGAGGTAGACTTGTAGCATCCTTAAGTGATAATGGTACTGCCTCATTAAATTCAGTAACAAATGGAAAATGGTTTCATTATTACAGAGATGAAACAGAACAATATATAGGACAAATATCTAGATCAGACGGTACCGTAAGAATATGGGATCGTGATGGT